TATTGGTAAATCTTCGTATTGAAGTTCTACTTTCTTTTGATAGCTTACAGGTTCTCCAAGTTTTTTATAAAAAGGTAAGCCTACTTCTAAATACTTTTCTATGTTGTTGTATTCAGTATCTGCCTTCTCTTTATCAAATACATTCCCTTGTTTCTTTTCGTAGTTCATTATCTTTTTGAACTCTTTTTGTGCTTCTGCTAATGAAGTCTTGTTTCCTATTGCATGATCTATAACTGTACCTCTTAACATAGCAGGGTTAGTGGGTGATTTATGTTTAGCAAGATACCTAACAATAAATAAAGGTATATCTTGTATAAATAGATTTATAGAACTAGCTGATAGATGTTCTATGTCAAATTGGTCAAATGGATTATTACTATGCATTATCAAAACCAAAAAAGTTGTTAATTTTTTTTATAACATTTTTATTTGTTTTAATAACACTTTTAAGACTATGTTTATGCTTTTTCCAACTTACAATTTCTTTTTCTGTAGCATTTTCTTCTTTGGCTCTAATAAGTCCAATCTCTGCTTTCATAAGTTGATGTTCAAAATAGTTTTCACTTAATTGTATGCGTATGAGCTTAAGTTCTTCTCTGTTGAATTGTAGTTTGGGTTCTTTCATTTTATGTCCTCATTTTATTAAACTTCCATGAGTATAAATACTTAATGGAATAATTACAAGTATAATTTCATTTAATTTTTGCTCTTACATTTTATTACTATATGGGTTAAAATCCAATTTGGGTTTCAATACAATAAATAATAATACATAAGGTAAAGGTATGAAATTAAAACAATATTTAGATACAAACGAATTAACACAAGACAAGTTCATAAAAGAGATGGAGAAAGAAACTGGGCATAAATTGTCACAGGGTGGTCTTTCAAAATACATTTTAGAATCTCGTATACCAAGAAAGACAGAAATGGTTGCTATACATAAATTTACAAAAGGAAAAGTAGAACCTAACGACTTTTATCTTTAGTCGTGGCAGAAGCAAGTCATTTGGTCATCATCATTAAACATTGACAGTTGTTCAGGTTGATTTTTTGTTATATCTACTAAATTAATATAACTAGGTCTATCTTTCCTAAAAGTCGCTTGTTGATTGTCACCGAACTTTTGTTCTTGCTCAATCCACCAGTCTGCCATATCAGGTCTTTCTTTGAGAATAGAAAGAGTAGTGTCCATTCCTTTTAGAAAACATAAATCACAATTACCAGCAGGAGTTTTTCCATTGAAGTTGGTAAGGTTTAGATCAAAATTTTGTTTTTTCCAAAAGTCTGATACATCATTTACAGTATGTTTTGCATCATACATTGGTGTAATGGTAGTCCACTTTTGTTTTCTATTCTTTGAACTTGCAACTCTTCTTGGCTCATCATATCTAAGTCCAATAACATTAAACCATTCCTTGTGACCATTAAAATTCATAAATCTTTTCATTGGCATTATCTTTAATTCAGTAGTGCAAAATCTTGTAACTGGGTTAGGTAAATACTTTCTATGGTTTAACAGAGCTTCAAATGGCTCTCCCTTCCTAGATGCTGTTTCATAAGTAACACCACATGAACTGTAAATTGGTCTTTCTTTATTTATTCTTAATTCTAACCAGTGTATTTTTACATCCCATTTTAAAGAGATGTCATTGACAAAATCTAAAGTTTCAGGAGCTTCTTTTCCAGTATTAGCAAATACTACATAAACATCTTCAGGAAGTTTTCCACCATACGCTTGTAGGATGTTGTGCAACATAAAACCTGACGTTCTTCCACCACTAAAACTTATTAAAGCAGGTCCTTCTATTTTATATGGATTCATAATCTATCCTATCTTTAGATCATCATACCAGTTACTTGTGACTGCTTCTTTAGGTTGTTCTATCACTTGCATATCATACTCTTCAAAATCTAAATAGCGTTTCTGATTTAACCAAGTGGAACAATGTGGTATGTATTTCTTTTCCATCTTCTTTATCTCTATATCATTAAGATATCTTTGTAGCATTTCATATAACTTATCTTGGTCATACTTCTTTGTAATGCATTTGTATTTAGTTTCTGCTTGATGCTTATTTTCCTTTCTTGGATATGAAGACCAAAACTTTTTAAAGTCATACATATATTCTTTCGTATCATCTTTAGTTTCTTCTTTAGTATTGGGTGGTGTGGAGACCCCTAGGGTGGGGGTGTCCAGTACAGGGGGGGTGGGGGTCTGTAGACCCCTAGGGTCTATATTCTCTGTTTTAAGAGTAAGAAAGTATCTGTTTGATGTGTTACCACCATCTTCTTTATATCGTTTTTGAATCTTAAGTAATCCTAGGTCTTCAAACTCTTTAATAATCCTTGCTATATGTTTTGGGTCTTTAAGACCTGCAAGTTTTGCTATGTGTGAATAACTTGGATAACAACTGTTCTGATCATCACAGTAGTTGGCTAGTAATATTAGTATTAATCTCTTGGTTGGTGTTTGACCTTCAAACTGAATCTTTAGTGCTTTGTTTAGACATTCTATGGACATTCTTTCCTCTCTGTTTTTTTTATCTTGGGTTAGACAAGATATCTCTAATCAAAATCTAAGTCAATACAAAATGGATTATTAAATATACTTTTCATCATAATCTTTATGCAGATGTAATTTTTGTTCTATTGCTTCTAGTAAACAATCTTCTACTTCTATCCAAGATGTCAATTCAATTCCATATTCAAAACCATTTATATTGACATAGTAAAACCCAACATGGTCATAGTAAGAAACACTATAAAATGGATTATAAACATCTTCAGGATTTACCCATTCATCCAAAAGTTTTTGCACTCTCTTCTTAGCTGACATTCTTCTTTTGATATATCTCTTAGGTTCAGGAATGATAACTAAGCTCACATCTTCAAAAGGCTTATGTCTTTTACTCAATCTTTTCTTACAAGTGGTTCTTTCAAAATCCGCAAACTGAACATTTGCATCATTAAGACTCTTAACCAAATCTTTTATAGAAGGTTGTTCAGGATGAAAGTGATGTAAGAGCAAACAGAACTCAGAAACAAACCTAGCTCCATGTAAATCATTTGTAAGACAGTGTGCATACTCATGAAGCAGAACTCCATAAGACCTACCCCATTCATTCCTAATCATAATCTCATTATTACTAAAGGCATAACACTTGCCATGACCATTTCTAAATCTAAGAGTCACTCTGAGTTTAAAGATTTTATTTAATCTCTTAATAACATCCTGACACTGTTTCTGACTTAGGTAACTGTTCTTAACCATCCATGACTGAGAATCTTCCCAGTCATAGACTTTTTGTTTTTGAGAATCACGCACAAGCTGACTCCATAACCCTATAGCTTTTGCATTCTAAGATTTCATTCCAACTAGACCTTTTGATCTTAGTCCACTGGTTCTGTGCAAACGGATTCAGATAAGCAGGTCTTAACTTAACCCACTTATGACCAACACATCCTATCTGAAACAAGTGATATCCATGGGATAGTCTATTTGCCCTACTAGGGTCATTGTAGAACTGAACTATATCTCTAGGTTTCTTTGCTTCCTTGTGTAAGGGTAATTCCTTAAACTTAGGTCTTCTCTGTTTAGATTTTTTCATTTTATTCTCCTTTTTTCAATTTATAAAAATACTGTCACATATCCATTATAACACATTATTCCATTTTGTTCTAATTTATTTTATCTTTGATTTTACGAATTGGATTATTTTGTGATAATATCCGATATGTAATGACTAAAAAATCAACTAAGACTAAGTTAACTGAAGAACTCAAAACAATCTTGAGGACAGAGTTTGTGCAGGGTATAGAGTTAAAGACTGGTGAGAGACAGCATTATTCCATAGAAGATTTAATCAAAAAATACAACGTAGCACCTGCTACTTTATATAGAGCATCTCAATCTGAAAGTTGGAAAGCTCTTAGAGAACAGTATAATCAAGAGTTGCAAGAAAAGATAAATTCAGAAAGACAGAAATTAATTGCTAGAGAGTCAGTAAGATTTGATGATAAGTTTATGACTAAAGCAAATGAAGTAATAGATCAAATTACTTATTACTTAGAAATAAATCAAGAAGCAATGAATGATAAAACAAACCCTCTACCACCAACACAAATTCTAGCATTAACAAATTCACTATTAGCTTGTCAAAAACTGGCTAAGATTTCAATGGGAGAAATAACCGAGAATATAAATGTCCAATCAACTATTAAAGAAGCAGAAGCATTTAACAGAATCATGGAACTACTGGACACTGTTAAAACAGAACGCCTTAACAGCGACAGCGAATCATTACACTGAGTGGCTAAAACTATCTCGTAAAAAACAATTAGCTCCTGAACCAGTAGAAGATTATCTTATATGGCTTATATTAGCAGGTCGTGGTTGGGGTAAAACAAGAACAGGTGCAGAAGATATAGCTTTATATGCTATGAGAAATAAAAATGTTAATTGTGCTGTCGTTGCACCAACACACGGAGATTTAAGAAGAGTTTGTTTTGGTGGTAACAGTGGGTTACTAACAATTATTCCTAAAGAGTGTTATTTAAACTCACCTGATCAAAAAGGTTATTCATCAAGTGTATCTGAGATTAGATTATGGAATGGTTCAAAGATAACTGGTTATGCTGCTCAAGAACCTGAAAGATTAAGAGGACCACAGTATCATAGAGCTTGGTGTGATGAAGTTGCTTCTTGGAGATACCCTGAAGCCTTTGATCAACTGATGTTTGGTTTAAGATTGGGTGATAACCCACAATGTGTAATTACAACAACTCCAAAACCAAATAAATTAATAAAAGATTTAGTAGGTAGAGATGATGTACATGTTACTAGTGGTTCTACATTTGAGAATCAGGACAATCTAGCTGATTCTGCTTTAAAAATGCTTAGAGAAAGATATGAAGGTACTAATTTAGGTAGACAAGAACTCTATGCAGAAATCATAGAAGCATTTGAAGGTGCTTTGTGGAATCCTGCATTAATAGATGAAGGAAGAGTGCATGAAGATAAAGATTTACAACAAATAATAGTAGCTATTGACCCTGCGGTGACAGCTAATGCAAATTCTGATGAAACAGGTATAGTAGTAGTAGGAAAAGACTTTAATAATCATTTTTATGTTTTAGAGGACTTATCAGGAAGACATCCCCCTGATAAATGGGGTAGAATAGCTATTAATGCTTTTTATGAATGGGAAGCTGATAGAATAGTAGCTGAAGTGAACAATGGTGGTGATTTGGTAGAAAGGCTTATTAGGAATATAGACAACAATGTTTCTTATAGAAGTGTAAGAGCAACAAGAGGTAAGATTCTTAGAGCAGAACCAATAGCAGCTTTGTATGAACAAAGGAGAGTTCATCATATGGATGTATTCTCAGAGTTAGAACAGCAAATGTGCAGTTATACTGGCGAAACAAATAGTTCACCTGATAGATTGGATGCCTTAGTATGGGGATTGACCGAACTGAGCAAATCTAAAGGACAAGTAAACTGGAGAATAAGCTGATGGCACAACAAACATTTCTACAAAGGTTATTTAATAATAAACCTGAAGAACAAAAAAATTCAAACATGATGGGCTACTTTGGGGTTGGTACTGAAGAAGCTAAAAGCTATAAGTATAAAGACTTAGCAAAAGAAGGTTATCTAAAGAACGCAATTGTTTACAGATGTGTGAACGAAATATCTAAAGGTGCAAGTGCTGTACCTTTTATTGTAAAAGCAGGAGACCAAATTGTTGAAAGACACCCACTCATTGACCTACTTAATAGACCCAATCCTCTACAATCCTACTCAGAGTTTTTTAATAGCTTATTTGGTTATGTGCTTCTTAGTGGTAATGCTTACATCCTTAAAGTAGGTGGTGTCACTGGTACGCCTAAAGAACTGCATCAATTAAGACCTGACAGAATTAATATCAAGGGAAGCGGAACTGCTATTCCTGATAAGTATGAATATGTTATTAATGGCAGAATACAACAAACATATGAAGTTGACCAAGATAATGGTTTTAGTGAAGTAAAGCATGTAAAACTATGGAATCCACTAGATGATTACTATGGATTAAGTCCAATGAGTGCTGCTGCTGTTGAAGTAGACCAATTCAATATGGCAAGTAAACACAATGTCAATCTATTACAAAATGGTGCAAGACCAAGTGGTGCTGTTATATTTAAACCACAAGAT